TTTCCGCCCTGGTTTTTGCGGGGGATTTTTTATTTTATAGACAAAGGAGGAATTGCAATGAAAATGAAAGAAACATTGCAAATTGGAAAAACAGAATTTCCAATGCGTGGGAATTTACCTACAAAAGAAATCGATTATCAACAAGAATGGGAAGAAGCAAAACTTTACCTTAAGGTAGAAAACACAGATGAAGATGATTTGATTACGCAATTGATTGATACGAGTAAAAAACTCTGTGAAGAAACATTAAGGCAGAATACTTACAGTGAGGTTCTAAGAATGGCAATCCTGTATGGGGTTGCCTATCTTTATGAACACCGTGAAACAGCTAATTATAAAGAGTTAAAACAAATGTTATATCACCTACTATTAGCTGATAGGAAGGATATTTTTTGATGAAAATTGCTCCGTTACGTGACCGTCTTACATTTGAAGTGCGTAAAATTGTGGTTGATGAAATTGGAAATGAATCTTCAGTTTGGAGCACAGTTTTCCAAAGATGGTGTTCTAGTCGGCCATTGACTTTAACAGAAAATGAGGGGAGCGTGTCTAAACTCCTTTATAACAAAATCCAATTTACACTAAGGTACGACAAAACGGTACTAAATCTAAGTTCATTAAAAGCTAGGATAAAGTACAGAGACGCCTACTTTACGATAGATTCAATTGATGGTGATAGCGTTCCTAGGCAATTGATTTATATTGTAGCAACTAAGGAGAATGACTATGAACAGGATAGGAATGGATGAGTTGGAAAAAGTAATTGATCAAGAATTGGGTGATTACATTAAAGAGACGACATCTACAATGCGAGAGGTAGTGGAAGAAGTAACAGACAGTGCTGTAGATACTTTAAAACTCTTATCTCCACGAAAAACTGGTAAGTATGCACGAGGTTGGAAAAGCAAGACCACAAGTGATAGTTCTACAGGCTTAACAAAGTCTATTCACAACCGAACACCAGGCTTAACTCATCTCCTAGAAAATGGTCATGCTAAGCAAAATGGTGGTCGAGTAGAAGGGCAAAAACATATTGAAATCGTTGAAAAAAGTGCTGTTAAGTCACTTGAAGATAAGTTGAGACAAAGATTGTGAGGAGTTTATGACATTAAAAGAGTTCTATAACATTTTAATAAAATCAAAGTTGCCAGTAGCTTATCATCATTTTGAAGAAGGAAGAAGTCCAGCACCACCATTTATTGTATATCTTGTTAAGGACTCAGAAAACGCTGGAGCTGATAATTGGACCTATCATAAGACTCTTAAGCTTCAAGTGGAACTCTATACCTTAAAGAAGGACTTAGAAATCGAAACGAAGATGGATGACTTATTTGATAGTCATTCAATTTTTTTTGACAAAGTAGAAACTTATATCTCAACAGAAAAACTGTATCAAATTACATATTACATTTCATTAAACGGAGGATAGTTATGACTGAAAAAAATAAAGTTACCTTTGGATTACAAGATGTTCATTGGGCAGAAGTTACAACTGAAGCTTCAAATGGCGCATTGACTTATGGAACGGTTGAACGATTACGAGGTGCAGCAGAACTAACCTTGGAACCGACTGGTGACAAAGGTTCATACAAGGCAGATAATATCAACTTTTATACTTCGGAATCAAATGATGGTTATGAGGGAACATTGAAGCTTGCCTTATTAACTCAAGAATTTTTAACTCGTGTCTTAGGAGAAAAATTAGATCCAACATCTAAAACAATTTCTGAAATCGCAAATGCTGAAAAGAAGAATTTCGCTCTGATGTTTCGTTTTGAAGGAGATAAGAAAGAAACACTTCATGTTTTGTATTACTGTTACGCATCACGTCCGTCAATGGGATCAAAAACAAAATCTGGTTCAGATATTAATGAGGTTGAGCTAAACTTTACTGCAAGTCCTCGGCCACTTGATAAGGTGGTTCGTCGCAAAACGACAGAAGAAACAAGTGATGAGATTCGTCAGAATTGGTTCAAGGAAGTCTTTGAACCTCGTGAATAAAGGAGTTACAGATGAGAGATAGTATTACAATTTCAGGAAAGACCTATGAATTAGCTACTAATGCTTATACACCGATTGCTTATAAAGAACAGTTTGGTAAAGATTATTTTCAAGACTTGTTTTCAATGGTGAGTACGCAGTCAATTCTCGATAAGATTGAACACCTAAATGAGGAAGAAAAAATCGAAACTGGTGACATTGATCTATCTATCCTGACCAATTTTGATATGACTTTTTTTCACAGAATTTTTTGGGTATTTGCGAAATCTGCTAATCCAAGAATTAAACCATTCAAAGAATTCTTTATGGAGATGGAGGAGTTTCCAGTCCAAGAAGTAGCAACTATCTTAATGAACATGCTTAACCAAGGAATGAATACAAGAAAAAAGCAGATCAAACAGAAACAGCAAGTGAAGAAATCTTTACGGTAGAAAGCTATTTATTTTGTTGTAAGGAAACTGGCTTATCCATAGACGACTTAAAACATATTTCAATTGGGATGGCTCTTGATTATCAAACTGATTATGTAAACTTGCGGACAAATGAAACAAGCAATACAAGAAAAGCAAATCAAAGTGATTTTGATAATTTTTAATAGAAAGGAGATGTGAACATGGCTGGAAATATAAAAGGTATCACAATAGAAATTGGTGGTGACACACAACCCTTGCAAAATGCCTTAAAAGGGGTAAATAAACAAGCAGCTGAATCAACTAAAGAATTGAAACAAATTGATAAGGCTCTTAAGTTTGATACAGGAAATGTCACACTCCTTACTCAAAAACAAGAAGTGCTTGCTAAACAAGTTGAAACAACTAAAGAAAAGTTAGCTACCTTAAGGCAGGCACAAGCCCAAGTTGAAGCTCAATTTAAGTCAGGTAATATCGGGGCGGAACAATATCGAGCCTTTCAAAGGGAAGTAGAAACTACTCAGACAGTACTGAAAAGTTATGAAAGCAAACTAGAGGGTGTCAATCAAGCCTTATCGGAAAATGGAAATCGAATAGGTACTACTAAAAGTCAATGGGATAGCTTGAAACAAGAACAAGCTCGTCTAGCTTCTGAGAGTGAAAAATTAACGAGTCAATTTAAATTACAAGAAAGTGAACTTTCTTCAAGTGCTAGTGAATCTGAAAAGCTAGCTTTAGCTCAGAAAAAAGTAAATGAAAGTTCCTCTTTACTAGAAAAACAGATTCAGAATTTAGAGAAACAGCTAGAACTAACAAAATCTCAGTATGGCGAAAATTCGATTGAAGCCAATAAACTGGAACAGACTCTAAATGATACCAAAACGGCCTATAATCATCTTCAAAATGAGATGGAAGAGATGGGCACTAGTTCAACAAGTGCGAAGGATAATCTATCAGAAATCAATCATCTCTTAAAGGCAGATATCCTAATGGAATTCAGTGACCGTTTAGCAGAATTATCACAAAAATTGATTGATTTTGGGAAACAGTCGCTTGAAGCTTTTAACGAAGTTGATGAAGGGATGGATATCATTGTCACCAAAACTGGTGCTTCTGGCCAAGCTTTAGAAGAGATGACAACTATCGCAAAGAACCTTGCTACAGAAATTCCTACAGACTTTAATACTGCTGGAAGTGCAGTCGGAGAGTTGAACACTCAGTTTGGTTTAACCGGTGACAGTTTAAAATCAGCTTCAAGTTATCTCATCCAATTTGCATCTATAAATGGGAGTGATGTTACTTCATCAGCTATTTCAGCTAAGAAAGCTATAGAGGCATACGGCTTACAGGCAACGGATTTGTCTAGTGTTCTTGATACTGTCACCTTTACCAGTCAAGCTACTGGTGTGGGAGTTCAAGATTTGATGGATAAAGTTGTTTCTGGAGCGCCACAAATTAAGGCATTAGGACTTTCATTTGATGAGGGTGTTGCTTTAATGGGGAAATTTGAAAAGGCTGGTGTGGATTCATCAGCCTCTTTATCATCCTTATCAAAAGCATCTGTGAAGTATGCAGCATCAGGAAAGTCTTTGCAGCAAGGTTTATCTGAAACCATCGAAAAAATTAGAAATTCAACTAGCGAAACTGAAAAGTTAACTCTTACTTCAGATATATTTGGAACTAAGGGTGCTCCACGAATGGTGGATGCTATTAATCGTGGAGCACTATCTTTTGATGACTTAGCTGAAACAGCAAAGAAAGCATCAGGAACAGTCGGCTCAACTTATGAAGCGACACTAGATCCAATTGATAAATTCACAACTGCCCAAAATGAAGCTAAGTTAGCATTAGCTGAAGTTGGAGATGCTATTGCTGTCACTTTTGCACCGATACTAGAGATTTTAGCTGATTTGTTACGTTCAATTGCAGAGTGGTTCTCTAGTTTATCAATGCCAGTAAAACAATTTGGATTATTACTCCCTATATTTTTAGCACTTCAAGCAGCTACCTTAGCAATGGGTGTCACAATTGGTGGCTTAATGGCAAGTATAGCACCTGTTATTGCTATAGTCTTGGGAATTATAGCTGTTCTTGCCTTGTTAATTGTTGGTATAAAAGAACTTTGGGAACATAACGAGGGATTTAGAACAGCAGTAATGGATATTTGGAATGCTATTTATTCTTTTATATCTACTATCATTCAAGAAATATCAGACTTTATTTTAAGCATTTGGGGAACACTGACTTCGTGGTGGACTGAGAATCAAGAGTTAATTCTTGAAGCTGCAACAACAGTTTGGAATGCAATCTCAACAGTCATAACTACCGTTATGTCTATTCTAGAACCATATATTCAGGCAGCATGGGAAAACATAAAACTAATCATCAGCACAGCTTGGGAAATCATCAAACAAGTAGTTGAAACGGCAATCAATCTTGTCTTAGGTATTATTAAAGCAATCATGCAGGTTATAACAGGAGATTGGTCTGGTGCATGGGAAACAATAAAGGCAGTTATTTCAACAGTATGGGAATCCATCAAGTCAATTGTAAGCTTAGTTCTAAGTACTATTAGTCAACTTATATCAAACACCTGGAATGGGATTAAGAACACAATTAGTAATCTCTTATCAGCAATTAGTAACGTTGTCAGCACAATTTGGAATAGTATCAGTTCAACTATTTCAGGCATTTTAAATGGAATCTCAAGTACAGTGTCCAATGTTTGGAACGGAGTAAAAAATACGATTTCAAATGCGATTAACACTGCCAAAAATGCAGTTTCAACTGCTATAACTGCTATCAAAAATCTCTTTAATTTTAGATTTCAGTGGCCGCACATTCCTTTACCTCATTTTAGTGTGTCAGGATCAGCAAACCCTCTGGATTGGTTAAAGGGGCAAATTCCTAGAATCGGAATTGAGTGGTATGCAAAAGGGGGAATTTTAACAAAGCCAACTGCCTTTGGAACAATAGGAAATTCCCTAATGGCAGGAGGAGAAGCAGGAAACGAAGCAGTACTTCCTTTAAATAAGTCAATCCAAAAAGAATTGCTTTTAAAGGATATTTCTTT